ATGCTGCAGTTCATCGACCAGCCGATCTCGAATGCTATAATCGACGCGATCCTGGCCAGCGCGAACGTATTCATCAGATCGCTGATTCAGCGCGGCGCACTGGTGGCAGGAGCAGCGAGCTTCGACCCGGCAGACAATCCAACCACGCAGATAGCCGCAGGGCAGCTGGTCTTCGACATCGACGTGATGCCTCCACCACCGGCCGAGCGAATCACGTTCGAGGCGTTCATAGATATGACATTACTGCAGCAGCTCGGACAGACGAGCGCGATTACTGCAACGGCGGGAGCGACGGCCTAACGCACCCGAATTCAGAGGTAAAGTATGAATATCCAGATCAACTCATTGACTAATGCAAATATATACATCGACGGCGTCGGTCTGCTCGGCCGGGCCGAAGAGATCGAGATCGCCAATCCCAAGCACAAGATGATTGACTACAAGGGGCTTGGGATGGCGGGAACGGCCGAGTTGTGGGCCGGCGTTGAAAAGCTCGAGTCGAAGATCAAGTGGTCGTCGTTCGACGCGGATACGCTGACGATGTCGGCCAGTCCATTTCAGACCCACGCCTTCCAGGCGCGTGGAAACCTGGAACAGTACACCAGCCAGGGACGAAGCGCGCAGCTGCCAGTGGTCTATCTGATGACGGGCGTCTTCAAGGATGCCGGAACTCCAACCTTCCGTCAGCATCAGATGGTCGAAACCACATCGATAGTAAGTATCTATCACTGCGAACTATATGTCGCGGGAGTCCAAATATATTTGTACGACGTCTTCGCGAACATCTACGTAGTCGGAGGCGTCGATCAACTGAGTACATTCCGATCAAACCTCGGCGGCTGACGGTGAGCTGCATCGAAACGACAGGACAGGAGGGATGAAAGATGAAGGATGACCAAGTGACAGTAAACGGAGTTCGGATCGGCGGCGGAGAAATGAAAGACGAAGCAGAAACCAGAACCATAGAGCTGCCATCGGGCACACATGCCGAAATACGCAAAGGTCATGGGCGGGATCTGATGCGAGCGCAGCGAGCAGCCGCAGGCGGCGACGCGAGCGCGGTAGTATTCGCGCTGATAGCGGAAGTCACGCGCGTGGATGGCCGAAAGATCGTCTACGAAGACGTGCTCGAGATGGACCTGGCGGACGTGATGGCGCTGCAGGCCGAGGTGATTGACGAAAATTTCGACCGCCCTCCGCAGCGTGCTTCGCAAGTCTCGTTCAATCCGGATTCTCAGTCCAGGATGTGAGCGAGATGGATTTTGCGGAGCTGACGTATTGGCTCGACGCGATGGCTGAGTATGAGTCGATGCGCGTCGAACGCGGCGGAGGGGCGAATCATGAATAGTAAACGCACTGACTACAACGGACGGGCGAACTAACTAATCGGATGAAACGGTGAAATGATGGGAGTGAGACTATTCGTAGGCAACGTGAGCTTTTCGCTGGGCGACGGCGATTTGCGCGAGGCATTCGGCGAGATCGGCGGAGTGGAACGGGCGGAAATCGTACGCGACCGTTTCGACGGCCGTTCGCGCGGTTTCGGATTCGTCGAAATGATGAACGAGGACGACGCTGCGGTCGCGCTCCGGGCGATGAACGGCAAGGAACTTGGCGGACGTCCCCTGCGTGTCGAGGCGGCGACATCTCAGCGGCGGCCGTTCGACCGTAACCTCGCGCGAGCTTAATTGGGCGAGACGATAGCAAGATGGCGAGAGAGTTCAGAGCAAAGGGCGCATCGAAGTCCGCGCGGGCGTTGGGCCATTTGGAGCGCATGACGGGCTTCTCGCAGCAGAGCGAGAAGGTCTCCCGAACGATCGGAAAGACACCCGAAGTTGGCCGCCGATTGCAAATTCCAGCACAGGTCTCATTGCCGCGACATGTGCTTGGGTTCGACGGGGCATCGCGCGCCGGAGAAAAGATTGGGGTTGATCCTTTACAAAACCGATCTGATGAGACGAGGCGGGCTTCCGATCCTGCACGATTGAGTCAGAAATTCGCCGCTGGCGACAACGCGCTGAAGGCGAGCGCGCGCGCGACCGACCGTATCAAGAGCGACCGGATGGCGCAGGGACTCGCTCGCGCGATGGATGCTTTGGCGCGAATCGGGCGATCGATCGAACCGGGAACCGCAGCCGGTGCGATTCTCGCTGCCAATCAGCGTGCGATACCGATGGCTGGGTCGAGTCTATCCGGACTGCGATCGGATCCTGCGATGTCCGCACGAGCGCGAGAGAATAGCGGAGAGAATCGAGGCGGATCTTCAAGGCGAGGCCTAATGGCGGGGGATCGGGTGGCTTCATCGATGCGCGAAATGGTTGCGCCTCCGAATGTTTCGCAACGCGAATTCGCGCAGCCGTCGGGCGGCGATCGTGGGGCGAGTAACAATAATCCGCGAGCGGGGGTCACTATCAACTCTTCGCCGACCGTCGTGATCAACGCACCCGCGACGGGCGGAAATGTACAGCGTGACGTGATTGGTGCGCTCAGGGCGCATCGCGAGGAACTGTTCGATCAACTGAGACGAGAATCGGCACGGCGCGAACGCGCGCAGTTTTAAGGAGCGATCATTTGTTCGCAGTATTGGGCGACATTCAATTTGAAGTAGTCGGATCTCCCGAGGGTTACGAGTCGGCGGAAGGGTACGACTATCCCGAGCAACGGGTGATCGAAAACAAGCCGCGGCTGCAATGGGTTGGCGACGAGCTCGAGAGACTGAATTTCGAATTGATGTGGCACGCATCGTTCACGAGCCCGGCCGAGCAGCTGGCTGTATTGCGAGCGACCGCGGCGCAGCATCTGGCACTGCCACTGGTCTTCGGCGACGGAGAATTTCGCGGCTTCTTTGTGATCGAATCGATCAAAGTGAAATCGCAGCAACTGTCGGCAAGCGGTGCGCCAATTGCGATCAAGGTGGCGCTTTCATTGAAGGAATGGATTGCGGACTCGGGGCTACTCTCCAGCGCACTCTCGCTGGCAGCAATCTCGCCGCTCGGAATCACCAATACATCGGTCGGAAATGCCGATGTCGTCACGCAGGGCGTATCTGCACTACTGAGCGTCCCGACAGCGACAGGCGCCAGCGGGCCAAATCTCGAGGCGAGCGACGTGCCCACGACTGTCATCGTGCGGAGCGCTGCGCGATGAACACGTCGGGACAGTTCATACTTCATATCACCAGGGCTGGGGAACGGTGGGACCTGTTGGCCTGGCGATACTATGGCGATCCGACTGACTATTCACCGATCATAATGGCTAATCCTAACGTAACAATCGAGCCGGTGTTCCAGGCTGGAATATCTATCGCGGTGCCTATTCAGGAGCAGAGTACAGTGGTGCTCACCAATTTACCGCCATGGAAGCTGTCTCAGGCGGTGAGTGTGTAATGGCTGCCAGCGCATCATATATAGTTCGGTCGCCGCAGTGGATACTCAGTTACCTGGGAGTGAATATTACTGCCGATGTATCGCAGATGGTTCTGGCTATCAAATATGTGGATCGGCTGGATGGTTCTTCGGGCGAACTCGAAGTTGAGCTCGAAGATTCCACGAAACAATGGCAGGGCCCGTGGTATCCGGCACTCGGTGACGTAGTCAGTCTGCAGATTGGCTATAACGGCGAGTCTCTGCTGGATTGCGGTGAGTTTCAGATCGACGAACTGGAACTGGACGGTCCGCCGGATGTGATGAGGCTTCGCTGCCTGGCGGCGTACATTACGCCGGCGATGCGCACAGCAAATACGGTGGCCTACGAGAATGTGGGCATCCTGGAAATAGCTGCGCAGATCGCGGCGAAGTACGGATTGACGATGGTAACGGCGCCGTCGCAATCCGAGAGCGACGTAGTGTTTGCGCGCGTCACGCAACGGCGGCTGATGGATTTGGAATTTCTCAAGCGCCTGGCCAGAGAGCACAACTTCGATTTTACGGTGCGCGCAAGGCAATTGATCTTTTACTCACGACCGGTGCTCGAGGCGGTAGCCGCGGTGCTGACTATCATGAGGTCAGACACGGTGCGATTTTCATTTCGCAATCGAACGCGCCGAATTTACGATGGTGCGAACTTCGCGTATTTCGATCCTGACACGAAACAACTGATTACTCAGTCGGTATCCGCGGAGTCGCCGTCGCCGACAGGGGATACCCTCAAACTCGTCGCGCGCTGTGAAAACGCGCAGCAAGCACTGGTCAAGGCCGAGGCCGCGCTTCATTTACATAACATGCTGTTCGTCGACGCTTCGATCGAAGGGCCGGGAACGACAGCGTTGGTGGCGGGAAATAATGTGCAGCTCAGCGGATGGGGTGCGCTGGACGGAACGTACCTGGTCGAGACGGCACGGCATCATCTGGCGCGAGCGAGTGGATACTCAACTTCAATTGCAGCGCGGCGGGTCAGTGTATGAATGAGATAATCGAATATGGCGAGCGGTTTGCTTCGCTGAATCCCACGTTTCGGGTGGGAATCGTACGGCAGCAGGATCCGGCGCGGGCGAAGGTGCGCGTGGTGTTTCCCGACTACGATGAAGTGATCAGCTGGTGGTTGCCGGTAATATTTTTCAAGACGCAGAACGACAAGGCGTACTGGATGCCGGACATCGGAGAGCAGGTCGTGTGCCTGATGGATCTGCGTGACGAGGCCGGCGCGGTACTGGGTGCGATCTACTCGGAGGCCGACGTGCCGCCGGTGAATAGCGCCGACCAGTTTTATCTCGGGTTCAAGGACGGTGCGAGGTTCGATTACGATCGGGCCGGGCACGTGCTCGAACTAATTTTCCAGGACACAACGGAACTGAAGTACGATGCTCAGTCGCATCTACTTGATTTGAAGTTTCAGGATCAGGCCGAGATCAAGTACGACGGCAGCGAACACATGCTGATGGTCACACTGCCTCAGGGTGCCGGATTCAGCCTGACGGTGAACGGTGCGCAGATTCAGATAGACGCGAGCGGCAACGTGAACATCGAAGCGGCCGGACAGATACAGCTCGGGAGCGGCGCGTTGGCGGGAGTTGCGCGTCTGGGCGATACGGTCCAGGTCGGCGAAGAGACGGGGACGATCGTGACCGCGAGCACCGATGTGCTGGCGGGCTGACGATGGCGGCGGGAGCAATCACGCTCGCGGATATCACGTCGGCCGACTGGTCGCTGGCTCTGGGAGCCATCGGTGAGGTAGTGCAGGGTCTCGCCGACGTCGAGCAGTGTCTGGGGATCATCGTCACGACGCCGCGCGGAAGCGATCCGCTGCGGCCGACCTTTGGCGCAGATATCTGGCGCTACATCGATTTTCCAATCAGCCGCGCGTTGCCTGCCATCGTCAGCGAACTGACGTCGGCGATTACGATGTGGGAGCCGCGCGTCAACCTGGTTTCGGTGACCGCGCAGCCGGTGATCGACGGGAGCGCGCAGTCGGGCGCGCATCTGGAGGTAACGCTCAACTGGCAGCTCAAACTCGGTGTCAATGCGGCGCCCATTCAAGCCACGACCGTGACAATCCCGGGAGCGGCGGCCTAAGTCAGGGCCGTGCCGACGGGCGATGAGAGGATGAGTTGATGGGTGCAGGAATTCCATCGCTGCCGCCGCCGGTGTTTGTTGATGACGCGGACGGGCTCGATCCAAACCTGATCCTCGCGGACATGATTGCCGAGTTCGAGGCGGCGGCGAATCGAACGCTTTATCCGGCGCAGGTCGAGCGGCTGTTGATCAATCTTTATGCGTACCGGGAATCGCTGGTGCGCAACGCAATTCAATATGCGGCTCAGCAAAATCTGCTGGCGTTCGCGTCTTTCCCGATGCTCGATTATCTGGGTCAATTGCTCAGCGTGACTCGGCTGGCCTCGCAACCCGCGTTGACGACTTTGCAGTTCACGCTGGCCAACGCGCTGACGGTACCGTTCACGATTGCGGCAGGAACGCTGGTCGGCACGAGCGACGGGCAGTTCAACTTTGCGACGAGCGCAATGGTCAGCATTGCCGCAGGTGCGACGACGGGCAGTGTTGCAGCAGCTGCGATGGCTCCAGGAGCGGGCGCGAACGGCTACCTCGCTGGACAGATCAGCGTCCAGATCAATCCCAACGCGTTGATCGCGAGCGTGACCAATACCAGCACGACCACTGGCGGATCGGCGCCCGAGACGGACGAACATTTGCGTACGCGTATCCAGGCAGCGCCGAATCAGTTCAGCGTAGCGGGTCCGATCGGGGCGTACCGTTTTTTTGCGATCGGCGCGGACCCGTCGATTATCGACGCGCAAGTAGTGAGTCCATCGCCCGGTTCGGTGAATGCCTACGTGCTCACCGGACCGATAGCCGTGCAACCGGCGGCCGCGCCGAACAGTGCGGGAGTCGCGAACTCCGCGCTGCTCGCGAAAGTGTCCGGTGTGCTGAACGCCGACACGGTGCGTCCACTGACGGACACTGTGAACGCGCTCGCGGTGACCGAGGTGGATTACCAGATAACCGCGACCGTGACGCTTTACTCGGATGCGGATCCAACGGCGACGATCACGGCGGCGAACGCAGCAGTGCAGGAGCTCGCACTCGAGCTCGCGGGGAAGATTCAGCGCGACATCGTTCCAAGCCAGATAATCGCGGCGTTGTCGGTCGCGGGAGTGTACGGGGTCATGCTGACGACACCGGTGCTGACGACTCTGACTGCGGGGCAGTGGGCGAACTGCACTCAGATATCGCTGACGACGGCGTTCAGCACGGAGCATAGCTGATGCCCGAACTCTCGGCGGCTCCGTCGATAAACGACACGCGCACGCAAGCGTTGCTCGAGTTGATCGAGCGGATCGCGGCGATCGATCTCACCACACTGCTGGTGTACCGAATCGATTCGGTGGTGGCCGATGCGCTGCCGTTTCTCGCGTGGCAGTTCGATATCCTGTCGCCTCTATGGCAGTTGATCGCGCCCGTGTCACTCGGTGTCGACGCGCTGACGAATATCGATTTGCTGATTGACGTCGACAATCTGATCGAAACCGGCGGCCTGGCCTCGGCGCAGATGCTGACGGAGGCGGCGCAGCGCGAGCTGGTCGAGAACGCGATCCCGCTGCATCGATTTCGCGGGACGCCCTGGGCGATCAAGCAGGCGCTCGCGTCGCTCGGATGGAGGCAGGTGACGCTGCTCGAAGGACAGACGAGCTGGGGCAGTGATGCGTATCCGTCGAACCAGGGATGGGCGCTGTTCCGCGTGATGATCGATCTCGAAAACGGTCAGGACGTTGGGGCTGGCGCGGCTTCGACGGCATTGGCGGCGGTTAATTTCTTCAAGCCGGCGCGCGCCTGGTTGGACTCGATATGGTTCGTACCGCCCGCCATTTCCGATGTGGGCCCGGTACCCTCCGACAGGTTGACGCTCGGCGGAATTGTCAAATACCAGCTCGACGCAGCGCCTGCTCCGAATGACAACGCGCTCGGATTCGCGATTGATGCTGCGCCGATGACCGATGCGTACGGTCCGATTGCTCCCGCTTACAATGCTCACTATCGGCACAGCGGGGCCACTTACGGTGTCAACGAGCCCGTGGTTGCAGATTCGGCGCTGGTCCTTAACGGCGTAACCGTTTTGCATGGAGGTTGAAATGAGAAGACCGACAGGAATTGTGCGAATCCGTCTGGTCGATCGAGGCCGGGTCGTATGGAGATACGTGGGTCGCAATCTGTTCGTCAACGCCGGGCTGCCTGCGCTTGCCGCGCTGCTCGGAGGCGATACTACCGGTGAATTCGCGGTTGCCGTGGGATTCGGCACCGGCTCGAACGCGCCGACCGTAACCGACACGGCGCTTACTTCTCCCGCCTACTACAAGGCGCTCGACAGTCATAGCGAGGATGGTAACGGCAGCGTGACTTTCAACTGGTCGCTGACGACGGGAGACACCGGTGCGGTGGGTCTTACCATTCAGGAGCTGGCGATATTCGCGAATCATGGGAGCGCGGGATTGCCGGGAACGATCGCACCGGCTCCGATGCTCGCGCGAAAGACTATTGCGCCAATAGTGTTTAGCTCAGGAATGAGTATCAACGGCACGTGGACGCTGACCTTCTGA